CTCCCATATCAAAGTCATAATCTGCATTTCCTGTGAATGTCATATTTAACCAAATATAAATTAATATACCTGCTACTGCTAATCCTGCTATTCTTTTTGTTTTAGGATGCTTTGCTAAAAACGCATCTAAATCTTTTAATTTATCTTCAGTCCATCGTCCTACCTTTGTACTTGAAATATATTCACCAATTGCTTTGATTACTTCTTTATATGCTTTGAATCCTTTTTTAACTAACTTAAACAAATAGTCTAAACTAAATTTTATTTTTGCGAAAAATTTAAAAACAAGTTTATTTAAAAATAGTTTTACCATATCTACCATTTTAACTTTTATTATATCTTTTAGTTTTACAATAAAAGACCAAACTTTTTTGAGTTTACCTGGAATAGCAAATTCTTTTAATACGATAGTATCTTCATTTAGTTTATTTTCATATACAAAGTTACAGAATTCTTCATATTGAATTTCATAAACAATATCTGCAAGTGAGTTTTCCATTGTAAATAAATATATATCAAAGCAAAAAAAAGACCCCCACCGAAGTGGAGGTCTTTAATTTTTAAGTTTTTCTTATTGCTTATGCTTCAAAACTTGCACCAGTTGGTGTAAGATTGAAATCAAGAATAACAAACTCTACTGCACGTGCAGGTTGTAAGAAGATTTGACCATATAGAATATTTCTATCAATCAAGTCTGGAGTATTATTGGACTCATCCATGATAACACGGAAAGCATACAAACCATGACGTTGTTGAACATTTTCCAAGAATGGATTTACAATGTTCAAGAATTTGTTTCTTGTAGCAGCCACATTTTGTTCGAAAAGCAAGAATCTTGCGGAACTTGCAATGAACTTCTTGAGGTTGATAAGCAAACGACGTACGTTAACTCTGTCTAATGCACTTGCACGACGTTGTAGGGTCTTTTGACCAAAAGCAACAATACCTTGTCCTGGGAACGCAGCGATTGGATTAACCTTACCTTCATAAAGTGTATCTCTCTCTGCGAAGTTAAGACGATCCATAACAGTAACCGCAGCCTCAATTCCACCACGATTTAAACCAGCAGGAGCAAACCACTCAGCAGCTGTTTTATCGTTAGCTGCATAAACAGACATCATAAGTGATGATGGTGGATATGGTTGCAATACGTTGGTTGCAGGATCAATAATCTTAACCCAAGGGTAATATGTAGCCGCATAGTTACTATCAATAGTAGATACTTGTTGAACTGCATCGTCTACACGACCTGGTTGGTTGTGAGCACTTACACAATCTAAGATGTAGAAACAATCTTCACGACTTTCGCAAAGGTCTACACCACGATTGATTACAGTTCTATGCAAATCTAAACTCAAACCAGGAGTTACTATCAAGTTAATATCAAACTCGTCTTGGTTACTAAGAGCTGCGAATGCACGGATATATCCTTTAGTTCCACTTGAGAAACGTTTACTACAATCAAGACCTTGTACATTACTTTCGTTAATATCCTTTCCTAAATAGATTGGATGTGTTGGAGCTCTTCCGTCAAAACCACCTTGGAAACCAACAAGGAATCTTCTAAGTTTTGCAGTAGCAATTTCTTCTACTTGTGGTGGGTTGGTTGGAATTGCATCAACTGCATATTCTGTTGTATCACCGTCAACTTCCTCAGTAACCATACCACCTTCATCCATGTAGTACCCGGAACCAGCGTCATCAGCACCATATGGTAATGGTTGAAATAACTCAAGAGTGTTTCTCGCAGAACGAGGTTGCTCAAGAATTCCGTCGGGACTTCCTTGGTTAAATACAGCACCATTGAAATATCTTCCTGGTTGCCTTTCGTATTGAGATGCGTGTGAGTATTTAGGTGTTCCAGTTTCTACACCTGCGATTGGTGAGAAATAAGATCCATGTCCATATGGCATAGCATTTGCAGGTGCTGTGCTATCAAATGGCATTTCAATGCGAATCCAATTACTTGAATTTACATAGTCACCATAGTCAACTAATTTACCTTTGTTATTAATTGTTGTAAAACGGTCACCAATTACACGTGGAATATAACGAGGACTTAATGGATCAAGTGTTAATCCATCATAGTTTTCAATTACATTCTGACCACGATCATTATCGTTAAACGCACGAACAATTAAACTAAATGTTCCATAATCTGTATCTTGGATAGAACCTGGAGTTCTAACATTATATATACCGATTTTGATTTCTCTGTTTGCACGAGTTCCTTGGTTGATAGTCCAAACCTTAAAAAGATTGAATCTTCTACCACTGATTTTTTGTGACTGAATCCAAGGTGTTTCTGCAGGACGGCAACTAAATGATACTGCACCTGGTTTCCACGGATCATCAAGAACTTGCTCGGTTGTTGGATCTTCGTATTCAAATACAAGTGCTTCACTTGAAGTTTCCACTTCAACTTTATACTTTGCACCATTCATTACATTATTAAAAACATCCTCTTGAGTGTTTTCAAAATATGAATAAAGATATGCAGGTTCAACATTTTTCTTTGGAGTTCTTCCGAAAATGTTTTGAATACTATCAGGTGCTTTTGGATCGATACTGAATACATAATCAGAGTCATAGTTTGATTTTAAACTCTGGATACTCTCAATAACGTCACCACTATTTTCATCTACTGAACGCACTGTTCTTCTAAGATAAAGTGTTGTTTCAAAATTACCAACGATGACTTCGTTACCTTCTTCATCGATAACTTCACCATCATAATACATTAATGCGGATTCGTTGTCGATCATAGAACCTTCAAATCCGTCATAGGTCGCATCCCTTGCAGGTTGACCATTGTCTGCCCACAATGTATTTGCGAGAACACCGATAACTGCTTCGTCACCAACTTGAAGTTCTGATTCTCCAGATCCACTTAATGTGCCACTCAATGTGCCACTGAAATCTGCTACGTCTTGTACGACTGCTTTAACGATAAGAGCATTCTCTTGTTTATATCCACCAAGGTCTCCTACACGAACAATAGTTACAACACCTTGGTGCTTTAAATATTCACGTGCGGTGAATGGTTGATAATATTTTCCTTCAGGAATACCGAATAAATCTTCTAGTTCTGCAACAGTTCTTATGATTGTTGGTGAGTACGCAGGACCACGACTAAATGGTCCAATGACTGCACCTCCAATCTCAGAAATGCCCTGAGATAGAAATGTATTATCGATTTCCTTTGTGAATACTGCTGGACTTACAATTCGTTCTGCCATCTGTTATGTCTCCTTTTTGGGTTATGGGTTGAAATTATGGATTTTTTATTAAACTTTATTGATAAATATGTTCTGAAAATTTGAAAAACATTATATTTATCAAATAAATTAACTTCTGATATAGAATCCAGACTCTAAGTCTATTTCCCCATCTCCGTATTTACGTACTATTCTTTCTTTGAAGTTCTTTTCTTTCTTTTCAACCTCTTCATATAACAGAGTATATTCTTGTTCAAAGTTTTCTATTTTTTTACGTTCTTGTTCAAGACGTTTTTTTTCTAAAGAAAGTTGTCCAAATTTTATTAAAACTTCTTGATACTCAGTATTAATCATTAGTATCTCAGATAGTTCATCTTTGGTTAATTTAGTTTCATTTTTTTTCATTACCATTAGAATATCTTATATGGTAAAAAAAATCAAGAAATATATTTTATTAAATATATTTTATTGTTATTATTTCTACTGATGATTCGTGTGTTGATATTCTTATATTTTTATCATTTAGTGAGAGTGTATGTGATTCATCTGTTTTCATATAAACCTCAGTTTCACTTTCATAATCAAATATAAAATAATCCTCTTCATCTACTGCATCAACCACAACTTTATATTCATTATCTTCTATTACTAATGTATATGAATCTTCGTCATTCCAAATTCTGATTTCAAATTCGTCACCAACATCACCGACCAAATATAATTCAGTATTTTTTCTATTGAAAATTAAATTCTTTTTAAAACCTGCATTTCTTATAGATTGAGGTCGTGATGACATACTCGGTGTATCGGAAATAACTTCTGTTCCAAATAAAACCTTTCGGTTGGTTAGTTTTCTTTTGGTAGTTTTTGCGTTATCAAACATTTCAGGGATCAAATAAGCATTAACCGTAAGTGAAAATGTTGTATTCACGACTCTATCATCGTCCGATGGAACTTCTACACTATTTGAAAATGTATCTACACCTACACGGAATTTTAATCTTTCAGGGTCTCCCCAATAATCATTACTTGCCCAATTAATTGCCTCAACAAGTGTATTCATTTGTTGTACATATTCCGTTGTCATTGTAAAATCGTAATTCAATACTACATGATCCGGAAAAGTTACATTATGAACTTCCATAACAGGTTTGCTTTGAGTTAATGCAGAAAATTTATCATACATATTCTTTTTATCAAACTTTTTTACAAACGGAACACTTAAATGACGATTAAATGTA